GTGTCTCTTACAGCAATCATAATGTCCCTTTTCTCCCGGCTACCTCCTTTGTCGTCCGGGAAATCCATCCATTTATCATAATACCTCGGGGGCTTACACTGAATGCCATCCACGACAACATAATCACGCGGATAAACATCGGTCCAAAACTTCTCAAGCCAACGTCCGCCAATCGCTGGCCTCAAGCTCATCCGCGAAAACTCAGGTTGAACCTCAACCAACTCACCAGTCTCTGCGTCAACCCGATCATAATAATTCGGGTTATCTCGCAACTCAACTTTCTTCCTCACATAGCCGGAGACATAACTAGCGGACGCCATCGTTAGGCTCCCCAACTCTGTAATACCATGTCCCCAAATGTCATCCAAAGTCTCCGACTTCCAAACACCAACCCGATCACTATCAGGATGCCGATACCTATCCAAAAACTCAGTACCAAAAAGCACTGCATGATAATGCGGGCGCTGTGAATCATTGCCATACTCCCCACAACCGTAGTAACTAACGGATCCCGGGGCGTACCTCTTCCGCAAATCTTTAATGAATCGCGAAAAATCCTCAGGATAGAGTGAACCATATTGCGGTATCTCCTCATCATCATACGTCAACGTCAAAAACCAAGACACATCATGCATTTGACTCTCATGCATCATTCTCACCGCCCACTGGCGACTCTGCTCGCCCCTACAACCCAAGCAATTCCCACACGGAACCTGAACAACATCCTTAATCCCGCGTCCATACTGATTCTTTCTACGAATCGGAACCCTACTCGGATGGTAACAAGTCATCGGCTACAGCCGAATACCACCACGCATGTAAATACTGCTCATCCGATTCCTACTATGCGACCTTTTCGCACCACGGCGAAAAGTCCTCTTACTGCTACGTCTACTCATTCTCTGCCTCCGCATAACTTCAGCCTCCGCAAACGTGAAAAATTTTTCTGCCTACTGCCAATCTGGCAGACGAACTAACATAACACATCCCGGCCGAAATCGCAAGGCCGGGCCTTGACAAACCCGTAAAAATCCTATATATTATAGCACACCCTAACAAAGGAGGCTCCATCATGGACGCCACCACAATTAACACAATCGTTGCGAATCTTCGCAACAAACTGGTCCGCCAAAAGGCGGCAGTCAAACTGACGGAAGACACAATCGCTGGCTTCCAAACTATCGACTTCGAAGAGCCATCTTCAGTCGAAATAAGACCAAACAAACCCAAACAGGGCAAATAACCTATTTATTGCCCCTTCTCTCTGACTTCCAGCTGAGAGGTCCCGCGAATCCAGTACCGCCCCAACGCGCGCGCCAACGCGTGCGAAAGGGCCAACGTCGATTCGCGGCTCCGAAAACACTCAGCCTGAAAAAAGTCATACAAAAAAACCCCCCCCGCAAAAGCCGGGGGGGGGCCTGGGGGGGGGGGGCACCACAACCTCTCGTTGTATATGTGCCAGGTGACCCCGGTCACCGTCACCTCCTCAAATCACTCGGCCCCCTCGGCCTCGAGGGCCGCTGCTGCGGCGGCCGCCACTTCTGCGGCTCCCTCAACACCCCCCTCCCGCACAGCAATCTTCTCAGGAATCCCCGCAACTTCAATAATTCCTGCCTCCACCAACGCATCACGCTTCTCCTTATCATGTGCCGTATCTAACCACTCGGCAACATTGTGATGGAAAATCTCCCGAACCTTACTCGGCAACTGCATAAACGTCTGCTCCGCAAGAGCAGCATGACGCATAGCGTCTGCATAATCTGTAAACTCCGAGATATCCATATAAATCGCTTCGGCGTTATCCAAGCCTTCCACTGTCAAGCCCTGCTTGTACTTCTTCAAAATCTCCGTAATATCCGCCTGCTTCGCATGGCTCTGAATCGTCTCACTCGGATCATGGTTTACTGTCCATGTATCCGAACGCTTCTTACCTCTGAAATCTAACTGATCCCCACGCTGCTTCTCGGTCTGCATCAGTTTCCCCTCCGCATAAGCTGTAAAATTAAAGGCATCGCAATACGTGCGCCCGCTCCTCCTCCTCCAATCTGGTCAAACAAAGCCGCAATCGCTCTCTGCTCACTCAGACCTAACTTCGAGGCTAAAGCCTCATTCACTCCTCTTGCCGAACTGGCAATATTCGCGCTATGGCGCGACATTAATAATTGCCTCATCGGCTCGGTCAAAGCACCTGAACTTGTAAAATAATACTGTTGCCTAGCTTCTGCTTCCCTCGCATCGACTCCGGCAACCCTACTTTCATTGCGCGTCTTAATCGTACGCGCCATCGCTTCCTGCTGTTGCTGATCCAGCAACTTAACCTGCTTCTTCTGCACCTGAACCGCCATCGCGGAACCAGGGGCATCCTCACCAATATTCTCCTGCTGCGCCATCGCCCCACTAGGCGAACTAGCACCACCTTGGGAATACGCTAAGGCCGGGTTAACCCCGGCTTTCTCCATGTCAGCAATACCCGCCTGCCACTCCGTATTCCTCATCCTTTCCTGAAAATCCCGATCCTTCTGCGCTTCCTTACTACGCGCTCGATTCCCAAAAATACCACTCGCAATACTCGCAACAGCCGGTATTGCCAACGCCGCTGCTGCTGGCAACGGCATCTAAAATCTCGCCGTCAACGACGGAATGGACTTCACAGGAATCGGTCTCGCACACTTGTAATCAAACCACAAGTCTAAAATGAAATGCTGCGCCGTATCCACGGTCGTAATTCTATCCATCGGCGTCCTATCTACCATGAACGTACTGTTCAACGCCGGCAAACTACTAAAATCCTCGGCTAAATGCCAGAAGGCAATATTCGCCGCAGCATCTGGATTCATAATGGACGTAATCTTACTCTGCTTCATCCTATACTCCGCCCAACGCTCCTGATAACCAAAGACGCCGTTATCAGTTAATACTACATTCGAAACAAAAAGCTCCTTGTTCAATATCGCTTGCTCTCCCAAATTCGCCAAAGCCGGAATAAAAAAGTCATACCTGGTAGACTTACTCCAATGCCTATCCAAGCCTTGGAAATAGGTCAAATCCGCTCTGGCACGAACTAAACCAATCACATAGCCATGCTCCGTAAAACTCTTCGCCCAGCCATGCCCACTAATGACACCCGTACCAATTCCCCTCAACTCGGCCTGGTCCGCACCAGCCGTATCACTGGTATTCGCCACCGGCGAAATATTAATCATCGCCTTCTCGCCACCTAAAAACTCAGGACGCTGCAACCTAAAGTCCGGGCTCGTAACACCAAAATGAGCCTTAATGGACTCAACATAACGAGTCCCGCCCCTCGCGTCTGTCTCTAGCAATCTCTGAATCGCGACTGCTTCCCTCAACGCATTAATCGACACGCCACCAACGGAACTCATATCCGCTTCCAAACCAGTAACCGTATCCCAATGCATCGTATCACCTGCTACCCAACTACCCGTCGGGCTCGTCATATCCACGACGGTCTGATCCGCAGTTTCACCCGCTACAAACTGACCTCCAGCCTTAGAACCTGTAGTACTCCGAAATTGTGGAGTACTCGTACCCAACAAAACAGGCTGCACCGGTGCCGCACCCAATAGCGCAACGGTAATCGGATCCCCTTTCTGCAAATACGGCAACGCCGACGTGAAGTAGTCATGCTTCTTGTTACTCCTATGAATAATATATTCACTCGAAGCATCCGGGCCATTCCCAATCTCAATACTTTGCTGACCGACTAAATTCTGATCCCTAAACCACTCCCGATAAATCATGTTATACCCGCGTAGCGGTAAGCAACTTATCGGAACCATCGTAGTCTGCAAACCATCGGGAATGCCAAAATGAGCAAGCAAATCCTCAGCGGCAGTACCTCCGTCATGGTTAACGGTCAAACCGTCCGCCATAATAGGAACGGTAAAATCCGTATCTTGCGCTCCTGCTCCTACATGCTCCCCTTGAAAATCAACCCAATTCTCCCAGACAATCCTATTCGGAACGAAGAAGAAAAACGTCTCCAACTCGATGTTATCCATCACCGGGGCATCCAACGGGCTAAAAATCCTGGCAAACCCGTGTAACTTCATAGTAAGGGTATCACCCGGTAAAACATCGTCAACAAAAATCGGATACAAATAACTCGCATCAAAACTGGTCTTAAGACCATGCGACCTATTAAACTGACTCCTGCCAATACTAACCGTAGGCGCGGCAAAACTTTGCCCGCCACCACGTTGTACCTGGACCATATCCCGAGCCATCTAACTAACCTCCTCTAAAGACGGACCTACTACATCACGCATCTGCAAAGCCATTGCAATTTTATTCGGTCCAATCGGCATTAAATTGCCGTCCTCAGCATCAAACGTTCCAATATGAAAAAGCACGAAATCCTCCGCGTGCAACTGGAACTGATGCTCTGGCGTATTACACGCCACTTTAAAACCCCGTATAGCCACATCAATATTCTGGGCAAAAAACGGGTCTAAAAACCTCTTCGCACAACCGTCGAAAACGGAAAAGACATCTGCATTCATAATTTTAGCCTCTGGTTAAATAACTCTACGCGCGATTTATGGATCTTCTCCTTACTCTCCAACTTACGCGCATCAAGTTGGACAACCTCGTCCCAACGTGTGTCTCTTACAGCAATCATAATGTCCCTTTTCTCCCGGCTACCTCCTTTGTCGTCCGGGAAATCCATCCATT